TGAAACTGTAACGAACATATACGATGAGATTCTGACCGTTTACCTAACTGAAAATAAGTATCAATTGATTTTATAATACCTACAAAAATACTACTGACACCTAAAATGATATTCATTTTATCGTAGCCGATATCAATACCTGTTGCGAATCCAATTGCGCTAGATAGAATAATAACAGGTATGTTTATGTAGTTCGACCTTTCACTGTACTTTTCAAATGAATAGCGGTGTAAGATTGAGAATGATTCACACTCCTCGGCGTGTATTTTTAGTAAATATTCTAAATCGCTATTATAATCGATAATATCTGTCATAAATATTATATATATTATGGAAATATAATATTTGTTAAGAGAATTCGGATGTTTTTTTCAACTTTTCATAAATAATACGCATTTTCATTTACACATTTACAGAATGAATTTCCGCATTTCTCACCATCATTCATGTATCTCATGTATTTATACCTCGCACGATATCTTATCATATATGTAGGAGCTCGGACGTCCTATTCTCATTCAAAACAAACCAAAATATTATCAAAGCATTTCCCCATATAATATAAGAGTCATATGAACTTCTATCAACTTCTAAAAAGTCGAGGATTGAAAATATTGCTGGATTTAAAAAGGAAATAACTAAAATTAATATTACCCATGATTTTAAGCTCCCCATTCTCATTATTACTTGTATATATTATATTATTTTATATTTTTTAAAATCGTATTCATATTTATCAGGTACATCTTTTGTATCAATATAGCAATAGGATAAAGGCGTTTGAAAGTTATACTCACTTATACATATACGCATTGCTAAATAATAGATGTATTTTTGTTTTCCTTTTTCAGATACTTTATTAACGAAGTCGTCATTTTTATTGTCATGGTCACTTCCATCGCTACTATCATCATCGTCATCACTGCTGCTCGTAGTTTCAGATTTTTTAACAGATATCTTATAAACCCCGTTATATGCAGAGTTATATTGTTCTTTCCATTTACAGTCGTTATCTCTAAACTGTCCTGTCTTTTTTTCAAGTGGATTTATACTATAGATATTTTTTGCCATATCCGACTTATCGGGTCTATCTTTTTTCATAAACACCTTCATTTTCCCCGGGTAAATAATAAATCTCACAACCCCACCCTTCTTATTCTTTTCACCTGTGTCAATATCATAACAAGCATAACGCATCGCATTATATAAATCCGTAAAATAATAAAATGGACCATATCTAGAGTCATTATTTGCCTTTTTAATTGAAAAAATAGCATTATATTTTGCAGTATTGCTGTCGCTTCCATTATAAAAGACCATCGGTGTTTCTAGTAATACTTCGTTGTGAAATATTTTTATAGCAGCAGGGTAAGCTAAAAATACATCAGTGACAGTATTACTTATATCATAAAACATTATTTTCCGATAGTTAAATATTTCACTTACTGTACCCCACCATATGCTATCGGTATGTCGTAACCGCATATCTGTATCATTTTTTTCCCTAAGCTCATATAGTAGTATAATGCGTTGTTGAATGCGTGCACCGTTTACGTCGTTCATGGTGGGCGATTCTACGACTCTCCCTTTAAATGAGCACAACCCCTCGCCTAGTAAATTATCTAATAATAGGGAGGCGTTTTCTAGTATTTCATAGTTTGAAGTACTATGTAAAAAGTTAGGGAAATAAAGCATATCATCTTCACTAGATTTGAATAACATAAATTCTAAAAATGGTTTATATCCTGTGTGGTTGATATAATAAACTAAAAACTCAACCAATATTTCTCCATCCGTTATTTCTTCATGGTCGTCAATAGCGTCAACGTCTTGTGTTAAATGTTCCGAAGACTTATGAGCAAAAGGGTATTTTATATTTGTCATTTTGTGTTTTTTTATAGATAAACCGTTATCAAGCATATTTTCATACACTTCTTCTTGCATTATATCACGTGCTAATACATTATTAGAAATTTCAGACTCTATGTAAGAAGGTGTAAGTTCGTTTAACAATTCATTATTGGCATAATCATCAGCATAATCATCAGCATAATCATCATTTTTATGATTTTTATTACCAAATTCATTTTTATATTTACGTTTGATTTTCGAATTATCTCTCGTATCTGTTGCACCTCTAGATGTATTTGTCTTCTTATAGAAACGTTCAATATCGCCCAGTGTCATTGGCTTGTCTTTTCCCATCTTATTATTTCTTAATCGTTGTGATGAAGGAAGCATGGTATTATAATAATGTTTTATTTCACACAATTATAATACCAGTATATTATTATTTTTGTAGTTTACGGCGTATTGATTCTTTCACTTTTTCTTCACGTGATTCCAATAAAAACTGCACTAATTCTTTCGCCTGTTCATCGTCATCTTTGAAATACTTCATAAGAGATGTAGCCAAAGTAGTTTTATTTAAAGGCGCTTTGACTTTTGTTTTTGTATAAATAAGTTTTCCGTCATTTACATCAAAACAGTCAATTTCGTTTTTTCGCATAATTTCTACTAAATTGTCTGCATATCCCTTACGTTTCTCTTTTAATTCTTTGAGTCGCGTTTGTATGTCGCGTATCTCATTATCATTCGCCAACCATCCCTTAATATGTTGGACCAGCTGTTCTTTCGTTTCCATGTCTTATACTTAATATACTATAGAATATTATTAAAACACTTTTATGTATATTTACATAAATATGTTTTATATACGTTTTACTATTTTTTAATATCGGTCAGTTGTACTTCTCTTGCTATATTTTTTATAATTTTCTTTTCCATTTTGTCATCATCTTCGAAAGGTTCTGTTATTTTGTTCAGTATTGTCAGGTATTCGTATTGTAGTTTTTCGTCTTCAATCCAATTTGGATGCAGTTCTACCCAATCTGATATTTTATTTCTTTGTCTATTTGCAACTCGTTCTATCGTCTTTTTCATTATTGCGTTATTATTATCTTTCTCCCACTTATCGTGTTCTTTAATATACACGATGTCGCGTTTAAAGTCCGTACAATGTATGGGGCGTTTATATACATCTAGTTCTTTCAGACCATTTATCATAAGATTACTTAACCCTTGTGTTATTCCATTTTTCCTAGTAAAATAGAGGTCATCGAGTGTTATTTTGAGAGACTTAATAAATTCGTTTATATTGATAGCATCTTTGCACTGTTCATTCAGGAAAACATTCAAATTAAAGTTATTGTTCGTAGTATTATTGATGGTGTTACCTATTTTAGGAATCATACACTTTATCTGCTCTTGTTGTTCTTTAATTATTTTTATCATTTCCTTATTATCATTGATAAGTTCCATAAACATATCTTTCGTAACTACTTGATTTGTTTCTTTATCGGTATTGTCACCGTCGACTTCTATTTCAGTGTCATTTAATATAACATTCTTATTAACGTTGCATTTTTTATCATGCTTCCATAGACCAGAACGCGTATTATATTTTTTGTTGCACTTATAGCACATATTATGCTGCGCGACTTTTGGCGACTTTTTTGTTTCCTTGGTTTCCATTGTTACCATACCGTTATGTTTTCTAGTAACAATATGTTTATCATAGTCACTTTTTTTACATGTATTATAGTCACAAATATTACATGAATAATTCGGTGACTTTTTTAGCGACTTTTTTGTTTCCATTTGTTTCCTAATGTTTCCTAAAGTATATATACATAATTATTTAAACCATTTACTAAAATTATATTAAAAAATTTATCATCACAAATTTTTCAACCTAAAAATGCGTTTTAGAGCATTATGCTCTGAGTGACGAATGCAATGTTTTTTTCAAAAGTCTAGCCCCGGTTTTCAAAAATGGACATTTATTTTTGTCCATTTTTAAAAAGTGCTCCCCGAGATTTGAAATTTTCATACATTATCACTTCTTCGGCGTCCGCCCTCCCCTATCTTACAGCGGATATTGTTACCATTATGATAAGAATATATTTTTAATAATAACGAAAATCTAAACCATTATGGTGCAAAATACACGAGTATAAATAGGTACCTATTTTGTTATGGTAACATATACACACATATTAAATATATATATACATCATATTATCTAGACAAAAGTATCAGCATATTTGTTAACATTTTCGCGACTTTGTTAACATTTTGTTAACAATTTGTTTACCAAGTAAAAAAATGCCTATCTCATTTCAAATGATTGCTAGATATATGGTCATTATTTTTGTGTCCATAAATTATGGCATTTTTGTCCGGAATTTTTGTTAACCGCGGTCCAAAAATGTCCATATTTTCATAGGATGGCGCATTCTTGGGCAGAACGTTATAAAAAATTTATCGTCACAAATTTTTCAATCTAAAAACACGTTTTAGAGCATTATGCTCTGAGTGATGAATGCAATGTTTTTTTCAAAAGTCTACCCGCGGTTTTCAAAAATGGACATTTATTTTTGTCCATTTTTGAAAAGTGCTCCCCGAGATTTGAAATTTTCATACATCATCGATATTACAAACTATTCTGCTCCATTTCACCGAAACTGTTTAATTCTTCTTGTCAATTAGTATTTCTTTTCCCAGATTTTTTATGATTTTGCGCTCGTATTTGTCGTAGTTTTCAATAGGTTCGCAAATCGAACGCACCATTGTCAAGTAATCCAGTTGTTTTCTTTCGGTTTCCATCCAGTCTGGGTTATCGATAGCCCACTGTTGTAATGCATTTCGTTCCTTGTCCGCGATTTTCACAATCGTATTTTTCATCATCTCGTGATTTTCATCTTTACACCATTTGTCTTCATCTTTGATATACATGATGTCGCGTTTTATATCCGTACAATGAATCGGGCGTTTATAAATGTCAAGCTCTTTGAGTCCTTTTATCATCACATCAGTTATACCGCGTGATATCCCGTTCGTCTTTGAAAATAGTAAATCTTCGAGCGTTATCTTCAGCGAATCAATAAAGTCGGAGATATTCAGTGCATCTTTGCAATGCTCGTTCAAAAAAACATTCAAGTTAAAGTTGTTCGTCGTGTTATTATTATTGTTTGTTATATTACCTATTTTCGGGATTATACTATTTATCTGTTCCTGTTGTCCTTTAATTATTTTCATCATCTCGTCATTATCTTTAATGAGCTTAAGTATAATGTCGTCTTTTGTATAGTTACTATAATTCTGTATAGTCAATGGTTCATTATTATTGTCGTCATCTTTTTCGCCATATACATTCACATCATTTATGCAGTTAGTAGTATCGATAGTTGACTCTTTATCCTCACAAACAGTAACAGGTGTATTGACGGCGATACATGTTCGCTTATGCTTTGCTAGACTCGACAGGTGGTTGTATTTCTTACCACAAATGCAGCTAACTTTTTTCTCACATGGATTCGGCATTTTTTTGTTAGTCTCTGTTAGTCTTTTATGCTTGATGGTCTCGAGGTGTATTTTATAGTTAGACACTTTACAGCATTTAAAGTCACATTTTTCGCACGCAAAAAACCGGCATTTTTCGGCATGATTCTGGTTAGTCGTTTTGTCCATTTCTTCTATATAATAGACTAACAAAAAAAATGCCTAAATCCTTTTCGCAAAATATATAAAAAGTTGAAAAAATTATGGTAACAAAAAAATCATCTAAAAAACGCGATTTAGAGCATTATGGTCTGAGTGACGAAATCGATGTTTTTTTCACATTTCTACCCCCGGTTTTGAAAAAAGGACATTTATTTTTGTCCTTTTTTGAAAATCCAGCTTTAGATTTGAAAAAAAGAAACATCATCACTTCTTCGGCGTCCGCCCTGCCCATCTTACGGCGGGGGTTTGTGACCATTATGCTATGGGATTGAGGGTATTATTAATATGATATGCTTACCATAATGGTGTGATATGGTGGATATTGGCGAGGGGAGGGTATGAATGGGTATGAATGGGTATGAATGTATAATATTATATACATATACTATATATATTTAGGGTTCTATTGTATACTATAGATATGAAAACAAGAAAAATAAGAAGGGTTATAAGTGAAAAGGGTAGAAAGAGTAGAACATATTTAAAAATACACAAAGGAGGTGAGTCAACGGATAGTAATAGATCGAGTGCTGGTGTACAACAAAAATCCGCAGCATCTTCTCCGAAAGATGCATCCGCGACATCGCGTAGGAGTCCTAGTAGGGGAAGAACGCCTTCGAAGGGTGCATCCGCGACATCGCGTAGGAGTCCGAGTAGGGGAAGAACGCCTTCGAAGGGTGCATCTGGGGCATCACGTAGGAGTCCGAGTAGGGGAAGAACGCCTTCGAAAGGTCGCGTTAAGGTACCCCCTACGGGTCCGAGTAGGGCAGTGCTAAGAATGTGGAAACAAACATTAAATCAAAAATATTATTCGGATGCCGAAAGTGAACCTGTAGTTATAGACGAGGATATAGCAAATAGAACAAAGAAAGGTAGTGATTACTTATTGGATGAAGATGTACCGAAACCGCAAAATGTGGATATAAAAAAAGTAAAAAGATTTAGACGCAGGTTACAGGAAAATATTCCACAAGCTCCACCGATTATAGTATCACCACAGGGTCGCAATTTAGTGACAACATATACACCCACGTTTGATATCGTACAACATAATTCGCGAATTAGTGTTCGCGGAAGTCCGGTAGCGACGGCGCCTACATTACAAATGTCACCATTTCATTATCCATATGACCGTCCTCTACCCTTATCTTTTTTACCGAAAAAAAGTATAAAATTAACACCGGAAGAGAGTAAAATAAAGAGTGATATAACTTTATTTCCTGTTACGTATGACTACTTAGCATATGCTATATATGATATGTTATTAAGAATAAATAAGTTAAGTTCATATGCGAATGTTCTTGTGAAAGGGAGATTAAGAGACGAGTTGATACCGAATATAAGAATGACAAGTATAGAAGTAATGCAGAGTCGTTTATTCATGTCGAGAGAAGATACAGAAAGATTCATGGAACTGGTGTATATATATACAAGTGAATATAACGCCATTGGTCCAGACCCTTTCAACCCAAGAGGGATTAATATTACTGATATAGACGTCCAAACACCTATAGCGAGTAATCCGGACCCGAGTAGTTATATGGTTAGGGGGTATAATCAACATCCTATGTTTCGAAGGTATCCAATGACTCCCGAGGAGGAAATGGAACTGGTGAATTTATCTGAAAAACAGCCAAAAATAAAAGGCGAAGATTTTGCACTTGTTTATGCGCATGGTTCCGTATCGAATGAGTTAACACCAAAAATGAAATTTCTTGCAAACAAGTACATAAGAATTATAGAATTTGGAAACATGTCACAAGGGTTATCTATCAAATATAGAAACTTTATTATAAAACTAAACTATATTATGCAGAGTTCGTTTTACAATGTAATGTTTGATAATACTGATGAAGGTCAGTCAACACGTGATATGGCATTCAAGATATTGTGTCCATACCTTGTTATTGATGGAATAAGTGCATGTAATACCAAACAGACGCTTAACTTAACCGATATAACAAATGATAGATATATTGAAGGGGAGGTAGATGATATGATGATACATGAAAATATGAAAATTTCATACAAGACTATAAGAAGTAACACTACGATGGGTATATTTTTACCAGTAAATCATAATCTAGATAATTCCACGCAGTATTTGGCGAAAAAAGAGTTATTTAAACTGTATCCCGGTACAACATTTTTTACTAGAAATACGAAACTGAATTTGATAGAAACTTTGCTTCCGATGGCAATCAAGCGAAATAGACGAATCAACTTATTTATTGTATCTTGTATGGTTAACTATATATATGACGATGATTTACATAATAGTATGATAGATAAACCTGGTTATTCAAACCCGGCGATAAGAATATTGAATACAGGCAAGATGTTTTTAGCAAAATTTATTAAAATGACGAATGATTTTTTTTTGATGTTTTATCAAATTTTTGTTGGATTTTTTGAAGAGCATACGGTCGGTCCTGATAATCGCGATATATTTTCTCCATATATGAATTATGTACAGGACGGGAATAATGATGCTGTATTTAAAATGGGAGAAAAAATTATTGAGTTTTCTAATAGAATATTTCAAAATTTTAAAAGATATAGCTATACCAACATTCGAGCCGTACATGAAATATTTAGTTTTGCCGGGATAAACCAGGGTAGTATATCAAATGATATAATAGGAGATAGTCGTCGATTAAACAATGAATGGTATTACCCTTATTTGAAGGAGTTGATAAAAGTAAAGATATTTTTAATGACTGAGTTTAAAGAATTATGTTCCACGAAAATAGTGATTGTAAAAACGGCATTAGAAGTTATTAACAAAAATGTAGTGGAGTTACGAAGTATGTATGGACCCGGACCTTTTTCAGACCCCGAATATACACGTTCATGTGATATGTTAGATTCAGCAGCTTTATATGTAAAAGAAGTATTGGATTATTTTACCCAGTTGGATATACTACGTGTGTATATCTTGGACGGGTTTTTTTATGATACGGATACTAACCCCGACCCCGACGCATTTGCAAACTATCCAAAATATGTAGAAATGAAGAAAGAATATGATGATACATCGGTGAAAAAAATATATGAAGAACTTACCGCAAACCTAGATTATGATAGGTATGAAGGTGTAAATGTCGGATTTAAAGAACGTGCATATAAGGTATCTTTATTAAACCCGTTACCCTACGGTAGATTTAGAAAAACGTCTAGATATATGTATAAAACAAAAGTACTTCCAAATTACGACGAAGCGCGAAGAAGACGCAAAACAATGAAACAAAAATTATACGACGATGAAGGCATCAGCAAGATAGCACAAGAAGCGAAGAGATCGTCAGGTATTTCGGTATAGATGCGCGCAGACACACACACACACACATGCACACAAGCACGTTACATTACATATAAAGCTGTTCTGTCCTGTTCAGTCAAGTCGCTTTA